CTTGCTTGGAGAGTGATTGACACTCAATTTTTCCCGATTAGCCCGCACGATGCAAGCACAACAAGGATGGTTACCATTGTAGTACCATAGACCGTCCATAGTACCCATTCTTTTTTTGTGTTTTTTAACTTGTTCACTTTATTTTAGATTATTGATTACACTATTGGTTAAACTCTTCGTCTTTTACCCATACTTGGGTACGCTTCAACACCTCAAAGTATTTCACGTCCCATATATACGGATAGTCTTCTCCACTATTACGTCTGAGGATAATTTGATGTGTAGGCTCTGCGGAACCTATCTCAAACTCGCTGTTATAGTATCTATATAGGTCTACTCCATATATTTCTGCGGATACTCCAAATACTTCGTTTGGGTCATCAATGAAATTACATAAAGGACAGTTGATTTCTACTTCTTCTAACATAGGTAGACTTCTATCCTCTACCCAGTTGCCGTCATCATCGTAGTCCCCATCAAATACTTTTTTTCTTACAACGTATTCTGGCTTGAGGCGAACGTGTCTACCTCTCCAAGATTTAATTTTCTCTGACATAATCTATCTTATTAAAATGTTCGTTCTCTTCTTTTCTTATCCAATTCCATTGACACCCAAATGTTATATACTAGAAATGTTATTAGCGTGAATAGTGTTGAAACCCCACACCACAGTGGTGCTAGGTTTCCGCCAATAAATAACACCATTATCCCTAATAGTGTATAACCTCCAGTTACCACATTTACTACGTTTTGAGTGCGTCCACTTACTAAAAAATCTTTCATTTCGCTTGTTTGTATTTGTTTCTATTTGGTTGCACTTTCTCCATACCATATTTGTAGTACAGTAGGTCTATGGCGTGCCAAATATTGAACGCCATTACTTTGTGTGTTGAGGCCGTGCCGTCATCGGCAGTTACCTCAATTCTAAATGTCTTCATCAGAAGTTGCGTTGTTTGAATCGTTTAATCTCACGACCATCTACAATCTTTGCGATGATGTCGTAAAACCCTACTTTGTCTACGATGACGTACTTTACATTGGTACGCACTACCTTAGTCGTTGTTGCTGGTTGGTTCTTTGTTCTCATTATTTCACAATTTAGGTGTGTAACTATTTTCTTTCGATTCTTCCTGCTCAATTTCATTTAGCCTTTGCTCGGCTTTCTGTGCTATTATTTCCCCTACGCTTAACACGAGCGCACCTCCTCCGCCCAATAAAGCAAGGAAGTATATAAAAGGGTCGATTATATTTGCCTCGACTGCGATTTGATTTGCAATTAAAAACACAACGGAACACAAGCCCATTGCGATAAGATTATTTTTTTCTCTATTTGATTTCATGCTACTGAATTTTCTACAATTTAGTTTGCCTCAATTCCGTTTGCTGTGGAGAGTGAGAGTGAATTTTTTTCACAAAAAAAGGGAACCGTTTCCGATTCCCTCCTTTCGTTGTGTCCTGTTTTAGTAAAAGCGTTTCTTTGCACGCTTCTCATTTTTGCGGTTTGCTTTGCGCTCATCTCGAAGGTCAATTATCTCGCCTTGAATAAAGTTAGTCATTTCAGCTTGTCTCATTCGCAAAGAACTTTTGCCCTTCTTTTTTAGTTTGTAGCGTTCGATTGATTCAGTTACTACGGGCGTACATTGAAGGTCAATGTATCGCTTTTGTTCCGTTATTTTTACTAATCTCATAATGTTACGCTTTAAGTGTTAACATTTCTTTCTTGATTGATTCGGGCAAAAGATAGCTTTGCCCTTGCGATGAGCGGACAACGGCGAAGAATTGGTTAAGAAGGTCGCCTAATTTTTTGAAGCTAACTTCATTTCTTCCGTCCGCATTTGTTCCGTAGCCGTTAAAAGTTACGTCAACGTCTGTTAAAAAAGAATAATCAGCACCATCAATGTTCACGTACAAAGTAAACTTTCCGCCTAAATTGAAAGTACTACCACCGAAATTTACCACTAAACTACCGCTTTGTTTAGCATAATCAAGTACATTGAAAATGCCTTTCATTACATTTGTAACGGCTTCAATTTGCCCTTGAATAGTGGTTAATTTGTCCACCTCGATTGGTTTGGTTGAGATAGATATTAACTCTTTTACCTTCTCTTTAACAGGCGGTATTGTATAAACTACTTTACCGCTTTCATCCTTGACTTTTTTACCTTCATTGTCAAGCTTTGCGATACCACCTTCAAGTGTAATTGTCTTAATTTTCACTTGCTCTAATTTTACAAAAATTGCATTCATGTTATATTTGTTTTATTGGTTACTTACTAACAAGGCACAATTATCCCTTTATCCTGCAGTCCTTAAATTTAAGGTCACATTTACTCAATGTGATATTGTTGCTCTCAAAAGGGCGTATCTTGCCCATGTCACTTTGTGACGTTATTCGCTACATTCACAGCTCGTTCGCTGACATTACAAAGGTAGGGATACTTTGAACAATACCAAACTTTTTTTTAATTTTTTTCGATAAAAGTAGCAAATTACGTATAAATACGTAGAAAAAAAGGCAAATGACTAAGTATAAATACGTATTTTCTGAAAAAAACAGCAAAACATTTGGAAATGTAGTTTTTATTTTGTAGTAAGGAAAACCGGTGTCCCATTTCGGGAATGATGTTCCCATATTTGGAAAGTTTCCCATAATGGGAATGAGGGATAAGTTATGCGTGCATAATAAAATAATCTTATGCAGGTCATAAAGTTTTTTTATGTAGTGCCGGTGAACGAAACGAATAGTTGAACGTATTATTTAGTTGTAACGTAATGAATAGTTGAACGAAATAAATAGTTTGTCATCGGTAACGAACGAACGAATTAGTTGAACGAAGAAAATAGTTGAACGATGAAAGCCGTTGAACGAATGAACTAGTTAATGACGAAAAAGATAGTTAAACTAAAGGAGCAGTTGGAGTTTGGAAGTTGACTTTCGGTCAGCAAAGTGGTGGGGATATCAAATCGTGGTAAAGACCCCCCAGTATACATACGGTTTTCTGCCCAACTCCAAAGAAAAGTTTAATTAGGAATAGGGGTCGGAAATAAAAAGGGGGAGGGATAGTAGTACCGTGGATGGGTAGCTACGTGCATATACAGGTGGAGGGATATGGAAAAGGGGGTCGCTCCCACAGGCGTAGTCGCATGCACCCCGTATAGCAGAGGAACACTTATAGGGATTAAGAATGTTAAGTAGTTGGTTATTAAGGAATTGGTATTGCCAAAAGGGGGTACAGACTGTTCTAGGGGTTAGTGGTAACAAGAAAAGGTGTATCTTTGTTATATAAAATGTATTATTATGATTACGAAAAGTGGTGTAGACCTTAGTGTTTGCGCTTATTGTAAGACCACGTTGGATGACTACTCAAGAACTGTAGACCATCTATATCCCAAGAGTCGTGGCGGTAAGTTAAGCAATGACAATAAGGTACCTTGTTGCGGTCAGTGTAACAAGATGAAGGGCGACATGAATGTTGCGGAGTTTAGCAGAGCGTTAAGCGGATTGATTTTCTATGAGCATACGAGGCATAAAGAAAGCCTTTCTCATCTGAAGAAGATTAAGCTTAATGTTGATGTTATTATCGAGAAACGAAAAGCATAGTTATGGATAATCACATTGTTTACGACTTGGTCTTAATGGAGGCCGATAGGATTGCGTATTATAGGAGAAAGGAACTTGACCTTTACTACAAGGATGCGCAGGGTAACTTCGCAGCTATTGGAGAGGCGTACAGCGACGAGTCCGATGAGCTAATTGGAATGTTGCTTAAGAAGAAGAAGCTTCGTTATTGCGTTGCCTTCATAGACACCTTTGATTTACAGGACGAGTTAAAGCCGTCGGCATTTAGGACGTTGCGATTTTTCGTGAAGAACATGGCGTATGGAAATCATTTGAAGAAGTATGGGATTAGGGATATTGTAAATGCTATGGGGTTGAAGACAGATTATGTCATCAGCAGTATCAAACAATTATGTGAGAAAGATATCCTTAGATTTACAGTCGAAAAAGGTAGGAGAGATTACATGGTTAACCCAACAGTGTTCTATAAGGGAACGATGAAGAAGATGCTTTACTCTACCAAAGAATTTAATAACATGCCCAAGAGGGATTATGAACTTAATGTCATCGAAAGTAAACTCATAAACATTTTCTAATGGAGATAACTCGCCACAGCAGAAACGTACATCAGATGCAGATGCATGGAATGACAGTTCGGATTGCTATGCTTTCGGACTTACACTGGGATAACCCTCATTGCGATAGAGACCTACTTAAACGTCACCTTGACTATTGCCTTGAAAACGAAATCCCCGTGATGCTGAATGGCGATACATTCTGTTTGATGCAGGGGCGTGGCGACAGACGTGGGAATAAAAGTGATATCAGACCTGAGCATAACAACGCTAGATACCTTGACTCTGTGATTGAGACTGCGGTGGATTGGTTTGAACCTTATGCACGCATAATAACTGTGATTGGATACGGTAATCACGAGACGGGGATTATCAAGTGGCAGGAGACGGACGTTGTACAGCGATTCGTTGACTTGCTTAACTACAAGGCAGGGTCGAATATACAGACTGGCGGATATGGTGGATGGCTTATCATCAATCAGTTCCCTGGCGAAAGCACTACTACTTCCCTATCTACTAAGATTAAATACTACCACGGCTCGGGTGGTGGCGGTGTTGTTACCAAGGGGGCGATTAACATGACCCGTGCGCTTGAAACATACGAGGATATGGATGTATTTACTATGGGACATATACACGAAAACTCTTCTCGTAATGACGTGCGTGAAACAATCTACTTCCACTCAAAGACAGGGTATGTTGTTAAACACAAGAACATACACCTCATGCTTACTGGTACTTACAAAGAAGAATACGGTGAAGGATTTAGTGGGTGGCACGTTGAAAGAGGTGCGCCACCAAAGCCATTGGGAGGTAGAATCTTGGAGATACACTGCGCAAGAAATCAGTCAAATGGCTCAGAATTAAAAACAAAAATAATAGACAGTAGAAAATTTCCAATTTAATCGTATATTTGTAAACCTCATTGCATTTGTTCTCGCATATTTGGTTTTTTAGGTTTTCATGTTTAAGGGATGCCCTACTTCGGTGGGGCATTTTTTTATTCAAAAAAGTTCGTAAAAATATATTCATTACATTTGTCCTAAACATTCTATTATGTTAGGAAAGATGATGGGTATTGACCCTAAGATGCTTAAGAAGGATTACAGTAGCAAAAAAGTCAAAGAGTACAAAGGCTCGTTGGCTGAAGAAACGTATGCTTCTAAGAAAGCTATGGCTCGTCATGAAAAGAAAGAGGGAAAGAAACAAGAGGCTAAAGAAGAGCGTCTTTCTAAAAGAAAAAAACGTGGCCGCAAAGGATAAGAGATATTACGATGCTGTTGCCAGTATGGATAAGGATATTCGCAAGGACTATGCAGATGATGCACGGAACAATGCCAATGACAATAAAGTCCTAAAAAAAAAGATATGGGACTTGTATGTAAAGGCGAGATTCGCCACAACTCGTAAAAAATAAATCATGGGAAAAAGTAGAGGTAAAATTGATGATGAAACTCCAAAGTCAGATGCATTTGCTAAAAAGGGATTGAAGCAAAAGATTCGTGGGGCTTACGAAAAAATGTTTAATCGTAATCCAAATAATCGTGCTGAATTAGTACGCTCTGTTTCTAAGAAAAAAGTCTCTCCTAATATGAAGGTTAAAACTACCTCCAGAAGCAGAGATGGAAAAGAAGTCTACAGAGTAGAAAAAATTGTAACTGGAGGGCCATTCAAAAAAGACAGAACATACATAAAGACTCAATTTGATTCTGATGGTAATGTGTTAAATACAAAGAAGTCTTTGAATCCAGCGGGAATTTTCAAAAAAAGAAGCTCATAAATTATGGATAATTGTAATCACTTAATTCAGAAGGGAAACCGTGTATATGGCGGTGCAGCTAATAGCCCTAAGAAATTCGGCGCTTATGCTGAAAAGAATGTATCTGTAGATACAGACGCAAATAAATATGGTAAGGCTTCTGGCGGGAAGAAAATTTTCAAAACAAAAAATAAATACGAATAAATTATGGGAACTTTTCCAAGAAAAAAAACAATGATGTTCGCCGACAACGAAGGTAATGGTGGCGACAAAGGAAAAAGAAACAGCAAATCTCCTATTGTAGGAAAGATAGCTAAAGGCTTAGGTAAAGCTAAAGAGGTTTCTGAGAAAATTAAGAACTTGTACAACAAGGCTACAAAAAGAAAAACAATCTCTATGGAGATGGATGGTAAGACATTCACGGGAACAGAGAAAGTTGGAAAGCGCTCTGTAGTTAAGGTGAAAAACCCTGAGCTTGGGTCACGCAAAATTGTTGACGTGTACACAACAGGTGGAGACCTTAAGCGTCAACGTATCGTAGATAGAGATGCTTCTGGTAAGAAAATTAAGGTTACTAAGCAAGGCCCTGATAGCGACATCTTAGCAAGAAGAGCTGCAAGAAAAAACAAATAAAAAAACAGTCATGGGAAAAAGTGCAGGAAAAATTCAAAGAAGAGAGTTCAACATGCCTAGACAAGAAAAACCGTCTACAGCAGCCGAGTATCAGAAGAAATATAATGAAGAATTCTTCAATAAAATGGGTAATCTTCCAGGCGTTACTAAAAATAAAATGAACCTTGAGGATATGAAAAACGATAATCCAAGACTTCAGAGAAGAGGAGCCGTACCTAAAATGGCTCCAAAGAAAGCTGAATCAATCAAAACTAATTTGCCGTCTGAACGAGTAAAGTCTAACACTCCTCAAATGTCAATGGCACAGGTTGGCAAATCAATGTCTAAGAGTGGTCCACGCAAGAATCTTCGTGAGACAGTTGCATCTGTTAAAGGCAAGTTGCAAAAAGCGTACAGCAAAGTTGTAGGAAAAAAGAAAGGATAATGCCACGCAAGATTAAACCTATAGACTTCACATGTTCGGCTCCTAAATCCTCGTTCAAGGACGAGGTAAAGCCGCCTATGCCTAAGTACTCTACGGATGAATATGTGGATTACAACAGAAAGAGCAATGGTCTTGCGTTCCAAGGCAGACTGATTGACAAAAATCTTGATGCAATGTTTAAGACTCCAGGGTCTGATGTTAAGTCAAAGCTAAATACAGCAATTAACCGTAGTAAAAAATCAAAAAAGAAGTAAAATGGCACTAATGGAAAAAATGTCGCTTAATCAAGCGTCAGGCGGGCCAGGTAACGGATACCTTGGCAAGCGAATCAAAAAGAAAGCAAAAGAAATTAAAAGAAAAGTAGGTAACAAGCTCCACAATTTTGCTGGTGATGTTAAACGTGAAATCCGAAGCCTTAAAAGTAATATTGCTTCTAATCGTGAAGACCGTCAAGAGCGAAGAGAAGACCGAAGAGATATGCGTCAAGACCGAAGAGAAGCTCGTAGAGATAATCGAAAAGCAGACAAATACGGTTATGATGGAACTATCAAAGGGATTTCTGGAAGCGAAAACAACAGCGAACAAGCAGAAAGCAAAGCAGGAAAAGGACAGTACTATGCAAAAAGACAACCTGGTGAGCGTCGTTTTGGTAAATACTCTAACCCATTATTGTACAAAGCTGAATCAGCTGTTCGTAAGGTTGGTGATGCTATTAACCAAGCAAAATTAAACGTACAACAAAACAAAGGTCGTAGAAGAGCTATGGCTGATGCATCTGGACCAACAAGCCGAAACAAAGACGTTATGGTTTGTAAAGAAGGGCAATGCCAAACAAGATAAAATAAAATAGACCATATGGGTTTTGATTTATTTCAAGACAATATTGGTTCAAAGGGCGTGCTTACACAGGAGTGGAAGCCAAACCACGAAGAGTTTGAATATCCAAAAGAGTTTGTTGATTGGATAGACAGTATTAACTCGGGGTGGCAAAACAAATTGAAGTTCAAGCCCTTTGACTTATATTGCAAACAAGCAGACCTCTGGATGGAGGATACATCTGCGATACTGGATTACGACAATGAAGAAGACCAAATGGATTGGCTCTTCACGGAAATTCAACGCTGTAAAGACAACACTCTTTACTTCTGTAACAAATATGGATTCATAAAAGAAGACCGTGCCGAGAATGGTATGTTACCATACAGAGCTTGGGACGCACAAAAGGTTCTTCTATTCTTATACGACTGCGGATATTCCATGATGATTGGTAAGGCCCGTCAGATTGGTTTTACCACTACCATGTGTCTTGCAGGAATGAAAAGCGCTAATCTAAACAAATCATTATTCATCAAGTTCGTTACCCACTCAAAAGACAAGGGTATAGAAATCTTCCGTGATAAGGTAAAGTGGACATACACTAAGATTCCTGATTACATGGCGCAGGAAGTTAAGAACTGGACTGACCAAATCATGAACTTTGATAAGAAGGGAGACAGAAAAGGTCGTGACGAAGGTGGTGGTTCACGCTTCCAAGTAGATACTCCTGCCGTAGATGCAATCAACGGGGGTTCTCCATCTAAAGTGTTTGTGGATGAGATTGGTCTATTCGAGATTTTCGGTGAGATGATGCGTGAAGGTCGACCTGCATTGTTCAAGTTTAACCCAGAAACAGGCAAAATGACTATGCAACAGCAGTTCATCGCTTGGGGAACGGGAGGTGAAATGGACAAGGGTGGTTCTGTATTCGAGTCAGAGTTCAAGATGTGTCTTAAACAATGGAGAGAAAAAAACTATCAGTACGGAATTATACCGATATTCTTCAATGCATACGCAAGAAGAGGTGTTACAGACCATCATATTCAGAACGAGCGTAAGGCATATCTAGCATTAGAGGGTACAAAGAAGGGTGAAACAGCCAAGGTACAGTTCCACCAACACTACCCTATCACTATAGATGACATGTTCATCAGAAAATCACGCACGCTGTACCCAATTCACATGTGCAACATGCGACTAAATGAAATATATGGAAAAGATGTTCCTATTGAATATGGATATTTTGAACCAATCCTTGACATGTCTCAGCCAACTCCTGACCTCATTACTGATTTTAAGATTATTGGAGCGAGATGGGTAAAAACTGAGGCACGAGAAGATGTATCAACGTCAGCTATTATCATACACCACCCACCTGAGGGGGAGATATGGAAGAATCGTTGGTATCAAGGGACTGACCCCATCAACTCAGAAACAGGACACTCCATGATGTGTAGCGCAATATGGGATTCATACACAAATTGTGTGTCGTCTGTGGTATTTCACCGTGATAAGAAGTTTAAGTACACCTATCTTCAAGTGTTATTGCAGAGTTTGTACTACGACCAACAGAAAAGAGGTGGCGTAAAGGAACTTGTGGAGAATAACATTGGCGATATGCACGTCGACTTCCAGGAAATACATGGATTCAAGAATAAATTCACTGCAAATGCTCAGCTTCCTGACTACTTACAGACATTTGGTGGTAAATGGTTCGGAATATCAAATAAAACTAACACAGCGCCACGTATCATGGCTAAAACAGAGGAGATGATTGATGCGTATGGACCAAACATTGACGTTCCATGGTTGTGGGAGCAATTAAAGACGTTTGTTGAGAAAGATTTGAAGTCTACGAATAGTCATAGACAGACAAGATACCAAGCTGCCGATTCACGATACGATTATGATGATGCCATATTTGCCATTACGTTTGCATATATCAATGCTGTATCACATGCGAAGTATGAGCCAGAGAATATAAAGGGAGAAGGTACAGATAAGAAGGTTGTTGTGAGATTTGTTCAATGTAAAGAGACAAACTACAGAATGAAAAGAGCAAGAGTTGATAGGGATACAGGTAAGGTGCTTAAGATTCTTGATTAAAGTCAAGAAAGTACTGATTTCTTTGTACTTTACTTTTATCGAACCCTATGTCTTTGTGTTCCCAAACAGTTCCGTGTTTGTTTGTTTTAACTTCAACAAATATGTCCTGATTATCGAAGAAGTACTTAAGCTCTTTCTTTCCAAGCTTCTTTGCAGATAGATTTTTGTATATCATGCTTGTGTCTTCCCACATCTTATTGTCATTGTACCAATACAAATGATATTCTGGTTTCTTTCTATCTGTTTCAAATATTGTGGTGATATAACTCTTCATGATAAAATGATGAGTGCGGTCTTCTATGACCTCTATAATCTTATTGCTTGAGTACTTAGAAGATGTAGTCATTGTCTATTGATGAGTTAAGAACAATATCGACTTCCTTATCTAAATCTGCAGTCTTTATGACTACATAGTTAGAGTTCTTGTCGTTAACCCAACAAATATATGATTTTCCAATTCTTAAATTGGTGTTTTTCTCTATTATTTTTTTATAGACCCCCAACTGTAGTGAGTATGTATTGTACTCACATTCGGAAAGATGTTGAAGACCATTAGTCATTTTATTCTTGTACTTACTGTGAGTAGCCATCTCTTTGTTTGTCTTGTAATCCCATATCTGAAGCTCACTATCAACGACATTATAGAATAGCTTGTCAAGCATTCCGCAGATGCGCAGGTCTTTGTCTCCGACCACAAGCTCTGCTCTTACTAACAATAGGGTGTTGATATAATCTTTGTAGAAATTATCAATCATGAAAGTCAAATCTTGCGCTCCAGTGCTTCTGTCTACTTCATAGTGCTTATTTGTAAACTTCAACTCTGCGTATTTATGCAGTTCAGTACCTTTTGATGTGGATGCGTTCTTGATGTCTTCCCATTCTTGAATTACATCTGCGGCGATTAAACCGTTTTTCGTTGCATATCTTGCGGCGATTATTTCTGTTTCAAATGGCTTTTTGAATTTAGACAGCAACGTAGTAACGGAAGTGCATCGTAATCCATCGTAGAAGTACGAGTGGTCAGACTCATCAAATACAATTCCGTTGAACTTATTTAACTCAGAGAATACTTCAAACATAATTAAAGCTCTACTGCTTGGAATTCTTCTACCTCTTGCAACAATGATTCAACAGCAGCCTCTGCTTCTGCGTCATCGTCTGTGTATGGTCTGAATCTGTTTGCTAAAAAGAATTTGTATTTGCAATCATCAGGCAATTCAATCTCTGACAGTTTGTATC